AAGCAGAAGAAGGAGAAGCCGAAGAAACAACAACCGTTTTTGCTACTGCACCAGCAAACCAAAACCTTTAGTTCTCTACTCAAGATATCGATATCCCTCGACTCAATGTCATCCAAAAAATGAGCGAGATTGAGGGGCCGATTGGTTCTGTTGTGATCGATCAGGACGCTGTCCTGTTGCAAGCCGAACAAAAAGTACCTGTAATTATTATCGGTGCTTCCAAACGCTGGAAGGAAAATGTTCCTTTCGGTGACGAGTATATGCCCAAGATTGTTTCCACAGAGGAAGCAGCCAAGCAACTGGCATTAGATAGCGAGTACGAAGTCTTGGAATTCGCGGAAATCATTATGCTAATCCCACAGATTGGCGATGATGATGACCTATTCCCGTACCCTATTGGCGATGCCAACTACCAGATCGGGCGTATCACCGTGCAGAAAGACGCATACCGCTTGACTTATAAGCGGTTGTTCACGTTCCAAACATTCAACCCTACGGTTTCGGTCGCGACCCGTTTGTGGAATTTTGGAACAGAACTAATGAGTAAGGGCAAGTACAGTTGGTACGTCCCTACGCTCTCGATCACGAAGGGCGAAGCACCTGCTCAAGCCGTCGAGTTCGCTAACCGCGTTACGAAAGGAGCGTTATGAACCCACTAATCGCCCTAAAGAAAGAGAGTGATAGCATCCGTTCCGTAATGAGAACGGTGGACGAAAACGTCCAAACACTAAAAGACCAACAAGCCGAACTGCTAGGGCAGAAGGAGACGTTGTCTTTGGTGGTGCAAGCTATCGAAAACGAGATGGATCGAATCCGTATTGCTAATCCAATTGTTGAACAGTTGGAATTCGTAATCGATAACGATTGATAATACACCAACCTCACACGCTACACTTACTGAGTGTAGTGTGTGGGGTTCCTTTATGCCCATAAACTAAATGATAACTTACGCATTAGATTTCGAGACCTACTACGATGGTGACTGCTCGATCACAACATTAGGACCGAGAGGTTACTTCTCGCACCCCAACTTCGATGCCTATATGGTTACGGTAGTTGGTGATGACGGGTACTGCTTTGCAGGCCACCCTAAAGATTTTAATTGGTCAGTACTTAAAGACCATACCGTTGTCATGCACAATGCATCCTTCGACGAATCCCTATACCTGTACGGTGTGGAGCAGAATTGGTATCCCAAAGTGGATTTCGATTGTCACTGCACCGCTGACATGGTTGCCTTCTTAGGCTTGCCAAGATCGCTCAAGAACGCCACTGCAGCCGTGTTTGGAACGGAGATGACAAAGACCACACGGGATAACATGAAAGGTAAGCAGTGGAGTAGCATGACCGACGAGTTTAGGAAAGAGGTTACCGAGTATGCTATTAAAGATGCTGAGTTTTGCTTAAGGCTGTGGCAAGAACTCTCGCCGCAATGGTCGGATACTGAACGTAGGATCAGTCATCTGAACCGAAAGATAGGTCAGGGAGGCTTGCCTATCGATGCCGATCTGCTGCAGAAGAACCTGAGCCGAATCAAAACAGAACTATTTGAAGCGGAGCAAAGCATTCCGTGGATCGGGGACTATACTCCGCTATCACGCAAAGCTTTTAACGAGCAGTGCCGCAAGCAAGGGATTCAACCACCTGCCTCTTTAGCGAAGGATAGTGCTGAAGCGGATGCTTGGTTTCTGGAGCACCAGCAGAACTGCCCGTGGGCGCGAGCTGTGCAAAACTACCGACGCATCAACGCATTTCTCCGTAAGCTGGAGTCGTTTGATTCTGGTACGATGCCTGACGGGCGGTACTACGGTGGGTTCATGTACTGTGGTGCAAACCCCACTGCTCGATTTAGCGGTAGTGGCGGCAACTTAAACCTGCAGAACCTTCCGAGGGAACCTATGTTCGGCGTTAACTTTCGCCACATGGTAAAACCCAAAGCGGGTCACAAGTTAATTGTTGCTGACTTGTCGCAGATCGAAGTGCGTACGCTTTGCTGGCTGGCTAAGGATACCAAAGCTCTCGACCTGATTCGTGAGTCGGAAGATATCTACCATGCTTTCGGTGTGTTGTTGGGGCTGCATGATCCCGCTAACGGACAACTCAGGGACTACGATAAGGCTTTAAGACAAAAGGTAAAGTCAATCGTATTGGGTTGCGGATACGGAATGGGGCCACATAAGTTTGCATCTTTCAGCGGTCTGCCAGCAAGCGAAGCGGAGGTTGCGGTGAGCACGTACCGCAATAAGATGTCTTCTGTCGTCAAGTACTGGCGTAGCTTGGAAAAGGATATGGCAATGGCTTACACTTTGGGCGAGACCTTTACGTTAGAATTACCGTCTGGACGGTCGATGGGTTACGGCAAACTAAAGCGCATGAAGGAAGCGGGTTCCCTTAACCGTTTTCGGTACATCGGAAAGATGATCCGAATGGGTAAGCTGCGGGACTTCGCTTTATGGGGCGGCATCTTAACGGAAAATTGCTCTCAGGGTTTAGCCAGAGACATCTTCTCCGACATGATGTTGCGCGTGGGGGATGCTGGCTACAAAATAGTAATGCACGTACACGATGAAATGGTGGTTGAGGTCGCTGAAGAAGATAGCGAGCAAGCCCTCATTGACATACTAAAGATTATGCACACCGCTCCAGAATGGATATCCGATATCCCTGTTGCCGCCGAAGGACACATCTTAGATCTTTACTCAAAATGAAATACCGATACCTAAAAAACAGCCGTGCCGTCGCCACGAAATCAACCGACGATCTATCAACACTAAACTACTCAACACCTAACTTCGCCAATAAAGCGGAGTACCGTGAGTGGTGCGCGAAGGAAACCACAGACCACTGCTTCTATTCGATGGCGGAAGGCGATAGCCCAAACTCTCGAATCAGCGCAGAGAACCCCGTCAATAAACTGCACGGTTTTGTTGCGGACTACGATGACGTACCAGTAGACTGGGTAAACGTAGACCAGATACTCAAGACCCGTTGCGATGAGAACATGATGCCAACATGGCGTTCTAAGACTCAATCGGGGTTCATTCGTTTGGTGTGGGAGTTTGATAGCCCCTTGCCAGTAGCCCCCGATTTGGCTGCAGCGTTTATGAAGCGACTGTCGGACGCGCTTAAAGCGTCGATGCTCTTGGGCGGGTTTGACAAGACCAGTTTGAAACCATCTCAGTATTTTGAGTTGGGTTCCGATTGGTGCAAGATCGGAAACCAGATACCAATCAACTTCGCACGAACCATTCTGCTCAAAGCGGCAAACGATACGCCGATAAAGACTTCGGATACGAACGTGCCGCTGGACGAGATTGCTGCTGAAGTGGCAAAGAGATTCCCTGACCGCTGGAAGGGTGAGTTTGTAGTGGGAGCTCGCGGACCTCTCTTCTGGATCGAAGACGGTATTGACCGTGAGGGTTGTCAGGTGCGAGAGGACGGCATCATCTGCTACTCTGATCGAGCAGGCAAAGGCTTTGCTTCTTGGCGTGAGATCTTAGGTAAAGCGTTCATGGATCGGTTTGAGGCTGAGAAGCTGTCTACCATATTAGACCAATACTGGTTTAACGGTAAGAGCTTCTACAAGTTATTGGGTGGCGGTCCCGTTGCCATACCCAAAGAGCAACTGGTATTGGAACTCCGTAAGTCGGGTTTCAGCCCCAGACCTAAGAAGAACCAGACAATCTCTGAGGTTGAGCAAGCCATACTGTCCATCTCAAACGACTGCCGTGTCGAGGAGGTTGCTCCTGTTGTCTTCTCGAAAGACAGGGTTGTTTGCTTTAACGGTAGAAAGATACTAAACAACTGCAGGACCAGCCCGATACCGCCAGCAGAAGATGGAGACCCATCCAACTGGCCTTGGCTTCACCAGTTCCTAACTCCGTTCTTCGCCGACGATGAGAATGGCGACTCTACACTGCCCTACTTCTTAGCGTGGTATCAGCGTCTGTACTCTGCTGTACTCAACCATCGGCTCGATCAAGGTCAGCTTCTGATCTTATTAGGTCCAACGGGTCACGGTAAAACGCTAATCACAAACAAGATTATTGGAACATCAGTTGGTGGTTTCAGCGATGCGTCTGATTACCTGTCGGGAAAGACGAACTTCAACCGTGATCTCTGTGGGTCTGCGGCATGGGTCATCGACGACCAAACTGCTGCCGCAACATACGCTGATCAGCGCAAGTTTGTTGAGCTTACGAAGCGTTGCGTTGCCAACCCACGACTTGAGTACCATGCAAAGTACGCGGATGCCATCCCGCTGCCGTGGTCTGGTAGGGTGATGATGTCTTTGAATCTGGATGCCAACTCGTTGGCTGCGCTACCGTCACTGGATAGCAGCAACAGGGATAAGATTATCGCACTACGGATTAGTAGTGGGCGCAAAGTAAACTTCGGCTCTAATGACTTTGTTGAAACAACCATTAGTACTGAGCTGCCGTTTTTTCTCCGCTGGCTTCTAGATTGGAAACCTCCGATTGCCGTGAAGGACTCCAGTCGCTTTGGCGTGAAAACCTACATCGATCCCTTCATTGAGGCTGCTGCTTACGACAATAGCTCGCGTTCAGCAATTGCTGAAATGGTGGAGTTCTTTGCGAAGAGGTTCGGGAGCATACGGACAAACCTAAATGGCGCGGTACGCTTACTGAGTTCACCGTCGTCTTGCATGAGTCAAACGGTGGTCGCTCTGTTGGCAACTCCAACAACTTAGAGTTCGTCCGTAGGGGTATGACGGTACTTGAAGAAGTCAGCAGCCACAATAAAACCATCCGAACGGTGCGTAGTCGCGGAGACGGTGGCGGCAAAGTCTGGGAGATCGACTTATCTGAGGCGTTCGATATCGACAAGGGGGACGCATTTAGCGACCACCCGACTTCTTTGTAATCTTAACGGAGGGGTCGTAGAGCTCAGTTATGGGAATAGTAAATTCGTCAGAGAACGAAAGCTTCCCGTCACTGGGGTCTATGTTACCTCTTGGTAAAAAGATAGCGGTGTCAAAGAATACAACTGACGGTAACCATCCAACAATGGTGGCTAGCGTCAGTTGTTCGTTGCACCGTACAAAGTAGTAAGCGTCGCACTTATTGGTCAGCTTTTCTTTCTTAGCCTCAGAGCCGTAGACTCTGGCGACGTAGTGCGGTTCGGGCACTGCGGATGCTTTGGTTGTCTTAACGTCAACCGTAAACTTATTCTTAGTTACGATGTCGTAGTCGTAGTTAATCTCACCGACGCGAGTGCCGCCGATTAGCTCATGCACAAGGATTTCGCCCATCATGCCTATTGCATTACAGCGGCCTTTGGTTAAGGAGCCGTGTAGTACGCCCATGTCTTTAGCTTCCTGCTTGGCTTGTTTGCGTTGCAGGGCTGTGGGATGGATTACGATCATTAATAAATAGAGTACAAACGACTTTGATTGCCCGTACCGTACGGATCAATGCTAAGTCTAGGGATGGCAGCACCCCTGCTTGAGTTAATCTCTTCCTCTAAAAGTAACATACACTTATTCCAATGGTACTCTGCGCGTTCAACATCCGCGTTGTCTTCGGCTAGTCTGCCCAATAGACCGTGTTTAATCGCGCCGACGTTCGCTAAATGCACGATGTCGTTATCCCCGATAACGGGTTCAAAAGCACGCTTGCAAAGAACGTGTA